AAGAAAGTAAAATCTGCGTCAGCAAATACCTGACCAGTAGTTGCTCTCAGTCTAGTAATAGTATCAACATAACTAGACGTAATTGTAATTGTTTTTGTTGCTGCGTCCTGAGAAATAATAGAGGATCCTGCAGCTGCAATAGTAATATCACCACTCTGTGCTGTACCACCAGTAGCAGATTGTAGTGTAGTTACAGTATTGTCATCTTCTTGATAACCAGAAATTGTGATAGCCTCACCACTTCTATCAAGGAATAAACTAAGTGCTTTGTTACCAGCGGGAACAGATGAAGGAACTCCAACTGCAAGAATAACATCATCATCAACACCTGCACCAGCGTTACCACCAGATGTTAATCTAAGAATTTTTTGAGAAGCACCAGAACCATCTTGAGCAGAGATAGCGTAGGTAGTATTGTTGTCTGGAGTAGTTACTGTTCCGCCTAGAGCAATAGCGGTTCCGTTTACAGTAATCTGTGAGTTGATTAATGAGTTGTTTGGTATGTTGGTTAATGTGTTGAGCGTACCAACAATAGTACAACCTTCAAATGATTTATTTGTGAGAGTTTGTGTTTGTGTGAGGTATACATTACCTGGCGTTCCCCAGAAAACTGACGTTCCATCACTCGTCAGATATTTACCGTTACCAGTGTCTCCACTGATAACAAAATTGTTACCTGTAAGGTCTAAATTATCTCCAGAAATCAGTTCTTCAATCTTTTGTGAAACTGGATTTACAATTAACGGAAAGCGGTCAGCCATTTAACTACCAACAAATACTAGTGCTCAGGTTTATTTATGTCTTATCCTTTAAGGTCCAACTGCAGGTTGGAATAAAGTGTTCCTACGTGGGTATGCTAATGAGTTTTGATTTAGTTTTCTTCTACCCTTAAAATCATCAGCTACTCCAGCGATACCACCACCTGACCAGTCACCTGTGCCCTGCCACCTAGTAAATTTATACTCAATAGTATTATTTAATGTGCCTGCTGCACATGAATCATCAACAAATGATCCTGGCGGTGGAGTGGAGAAATCATCTACCTGAATAATACCAAGCATACTAGCATGAACACTACATTGATAGTAGTAAGTTCCTGCTGCTGCAGGAGTCCAAGCAACAGTTGTTGTTCCCGTAGCTCCATTGTTAGGAATAGTAGGATTATTTACATCCGCTCCGCCAGGAGACTGTCTCACTTTGAATGGGTGAATACTACCAACTCCACTCAAATTAAAGTTAATTGTATCACCTACAAAAATCCTAACAGTAATATCGTTACCACTAATAGTTCCATCTCTAGTTTGACCGTTAAGAGTATAGTAAGCAGAACTTGGTGATGTAACTGTTACATCATATGTAAGAGCAATAGATCCACCACCAATACCCGTGTCAAAAGTCATTAAGTTTTCTTGATGACCTCTTTCAATAACACCAAAAGCATCTTCTTGAGTAAATCTATTCTTTCCTGTAGCAGCACACGCTATGATACCAGCAACTTGTGGACTTGCCATACTAGTACCACTGATAGGATACATCCAGTCACCAGTTCCTTGACTATATTTTACATCAACTAATCCAATACCTGCATAGTCACCAGTAATTGTAGCAGGGTTTGGCCAGCAAGAAAGAATATTCTGTCCAGCAGCGAAGATATCTACACCAGTTCCATAGTTAGAAAAACTAGCTCTCCTCTGATTTGCATACTTACTTACTGCACCAACAGAAATAGCGTTGGGAGATGATGCTGGAGATGAACCTCTATTGTAATATAATTGACTACCACCATTCACTCCACTAATTCTGACATAGTTATTCCAATCTGCTTCACCATCACGAACAACATTAAAATTATCATTACCTGCAGCTGAAATAATGACAACTCCATCTTTAATAGCATCCTCAACGTCTGCATTGATTGAGGTGTAGTGTACAGGAAATTTTGTTTTATATTGTCCAATACCAAAATCAACTTCAATACCGTATATGTTCCAACCAGATGGTCCTGGATTAGATGAGTTATAAATCGCACCTTGGTATTGGATTTCAATGATGTCAGCAATACTAAAACCGTTTGGGAATGTTTCACTATTAGCAGCGATTCCATATCCCCAACTATGATTAGTGATAGTAGGTCTTCTAATTCCTAGGTTATCATCAATTGCTTTACCACTATGAAATGCTCTGAGGTAATCAAAAATTAATAATCCTGGTACAGATTGACCCGAAGGCATTGTTCCAAGAACTTGTAGACCATATATGTTTGCTGCTGACGCCCACCCATAGTTACCACCAGCTACTGTTCCAGCAACGTGTGTACCATGTTCAACAGTATTTGTTCCATTAGTATAGTAAGTTACAGATCCAGTAGGTAGTGTCTGTCCGTCATCATCAATAGATCCTACTGCAGCATTAAGATTATTAAACCATTGGTATTCTACAAATCTATTTGTAGTTCCTGCTCCTTGTAGTGGTTGTCTATTAACTCTATTCAACCACTCACCACAATCACTAGACACGGGATCATCACAGATAACTACATCAACTTCAGAACCATCATTGTGCCAGATAATATCATCTCCAATTTTTTCTGTCGCACCTGCTCCAAAATTATTCTTATCTCTAGTAGGAAATCCAATACCATATACGCCAGCATGATGATATAGTCCCCAGTTGGTATCTACAGATGGATCAATTGTAACAGGTGCAATAGTATCATCTTTCCAATATTGACCTGTTAATTGAATAGTAGAATGATTTAAACTAGTGGGATACGAATGACGAACCATCTCATATCCAGCATCATCAGGATTCAATTCTACATCCCAGACTCTAGGATCTTTTTTTAATTCTTCTGCTTGTTCGGAAGTCATCCAATAATGAGTGCATCTACTCATTGGACGCTTCATGTTTAGACGAAAACCATTCTCTACCATCTCTGAATAGAAACCTTCTAAGTCTTCTCTCTTATGAAGAGTGACGATGTAGATTTTTTCCGACATATCAAGCCTCGATTGTGATGTACGTAAGGGTTACCTGTATGTTATTAGTAGAACCACTTCGGTTTACAATCTTTGCGTAAGTAGTATTCTGACCAGCACCACCAGAGTTAAAACAAATAACTCCTGGTGTAATCAATTGAGTAGTATTACCAGTTGTAATTACCTCTGCAAGAACTCCTGATCCTGGTAAAGGATCATTAGTAATAGCTCTAGTAGAATCATTTGTTCTGCTAGTAGTATCACTATAAAGAGTTACCCATGCAGCATGTGATGTTGCGATAGAAAGTAATGCATAACCCGAAGGTGTTGTAATAGAAACATCAGAAGAACCTGCATTAGCAATCGATTGTGTTACAGATGCTGTAGTTCTTGATTGCAATCCACCAGCAGTCCATGTTACGCCACCCGCTCCATCACTCGTCAAGACTTGTCCATTAGTTCCATTGCTAGTTGGATAAGTGAGACCACCAGCAGTAAGAGCACCAGTAAGTGTTACACCAGATGATGTTGTCTCCAATCTTTGAGTTCCACCAGCCCATAAGCTAACACTTGATGCTGACATTTGTGCCAGAGGATTCCCACTCTTGAGGAAGTTGAAAGCAGTAGCATTACCACCAATATTATTTTCAAATCTAAATTCACATCCAGAAACGTCTTCAAAAGTAAGTCTAGTGTTTGTTGAATCAAAATATAATTCAACATTGCCACGAGCACCATTAGAACCAAGACCTAGTTTGGTATTATCCCCTAAGAAAATACTATTTGAAGTAGAAGCACCCCTACCAGTTACCGTATCAATAGTATCTGCCTCTGCTGTTAGGTAACCAGAAAGATCAGGAGGAGTATAACTAAAAACACCAGTGCCACTAGTATAAGAAAGAGCTGCAGTTCCAACAGCATTTTGAGTGACACTAAACAAAGTTCTGTCAGTTGCACTAGCGCCAGCGCCAGCTGCTTCCCACGATGATCCATTCCATGCGTATACAATACCCGCTACTGTATAAGTATACGAACCGTCAGTTGCCTGCCCTGCTGTTGAGGGAAAATTAATTGCCATTGCTTAGTATGCTCCTTCCGTATTATTTAGAATTACCATGTTGTAAGTGCTGCTCTCTTCCAAGTATTATTAGAGATGCAGATGTAAACATAACCAGAATCATATCTAATGTCACCAGGAGTTCCAGTATCTGTAGCAGAAGATGGAGCAGATGAAGATGCAATTCTATCTTGAGTTAGTGGTGGATTAGTGTCAACCCATTGCGTCGTATCAGTATCCTGATAATAAATCTTGAGGCGACCAGTATCACTTTCCCACCATAGATCACCAGCAGATGCAGCAGGTGGTGTGTCTGAGATAGTTACACTAGCTCCACTTCCTCCACCACCAGTAGTGACAGATCCATCTGCCATCAAATACTCAGATGATGTACCACCAGACTTGATGAATGAAGTTGCAGTAACAGTACCACCAATAGTAACACCAGCAGCGGTAGTTGTTAATCTATCAGATCCAAGATACTTAAGAGTACAAACTCCACTACCAGTCAAACTCAGACAATTATTACCACCAGCAGTACCACCACTATAGAAATGATGTCCTGATCTACTAGCATAGTAAATATCTCCACCAGCACCAGTGTTATTAATATTTCTAACATACATTGTGTTAGAAGCTAACCAGATCTGACCATAACCACCAGAGACAACAGATCCAAGTCTTAGTTCTCCACCTTCAGTTAAATGCAAGTCCCTTACACTGTCACTTCCTCTTGCAAGAACACTATCAAGTGTGTCAGTTTCAGTGAAAGAAGTTAGATAGTTTGGTGTGGTGTTTACCCAGTTACTACCATTATATTGTAGTAGTTGACCATTAGATGCTCCAGTGATAGCAACATCACTGTGATTAGAAACTGCACCATATCCAACTAGGTAACCTTGTGATCCATGATTACCCCATGAATATGCAGAGTTCCAATTAGCAATTTGTGCAGAAGTTACTGCTGCTGCATCTGATGCAGAGAATACAGGATCAGTTTCTGTTGTTAGATAGCTAGAGAGATCAGGTGGTGTGAAAGTAAATGCACCACTACCAGAGTTATAAGAAAGAGATCCACCACCAGATGCAGTTGCATTTGAAGCAGAAAGATCTGTTAGTGCTAGACCACCTCCACCTCCACCAGTAAGATCATTAGCTGCTTTCCATGAACCAGAAGATTGTTCCCACTTAAGAACCTGACCATCAGTAGGTGCAACGGTAAGGTCAACATCTCCAAGATCTGCCATGGAAGAATTGATATCTAGCAATTCAGTCCAAGCACCAGCATGTGCAAAGTATCCTTTACCTGTACCGTGTACATGTGCAAACATACCATGATAAGTAGATGCACCAGGAAGATCTCCTAGGTTATCATAGTTGTTAGCGTATAGTATTTTACCAGTAGTAGTAATATTTCTGGTAGTTGTTGAACCTCTTTCAAGAACACTATCAAGTGTGTCACTCTCAAGATAAGATGTTAAGTATCCCGCAGATGCATGATTACCCCAACTATATGCTGCGTCCCAATTGGTAATCTTAGATGTAGTAACACCAGCAGCATCACCAAGTGAAGTTAGATATCCTGCTGACGCATGATTTCCCCAACCATATGCTGTGTCATAGTTAGAAAGATCTGGTGGTGTAAATGTAAACTGTCCATTGCCAGAGTTATAAGCAAGAGCACCACCACTAGAAGCAGCTGCTGTAATTACACTAGGTAGTGGAGGAACAGAGGGTTTGTTAAGAATAACTGCAACACCACCACTAGCATTCCAATCTGAGTTTACCTGTGCTGCAGGAATACTAGGTCTGTTAGTTAGACTATTATAACTTCCATCAAAAGGTGTTACCCAAGCGATAGAAGATCCAGTTGTGCTGAGGATTTGTCCCGAACTTCCTGCACTACCTGCTGCTTGGATGGGTTTACCAGCAGGAATATTAAGACCTTCCTTAAGATCTATAGGCGCATTATCACCATAATTGGCGATTTCATTTGCAAGAATTTTTGACATACTTCCAGTCCTGAAGACAGTTACACTAAGCTAGAAGTATTTATCTAAATGGAGGACCGCCGTACCACCCAACTAATGATTTTCTACTGCCAGAGTTAATTCGTCTAACTCTATGCATACAATCTGAGGGAAATATAATGGCATCACCACGATCCATTTTAAAACTAAACATTTTTCTACCAACATACAGTTGGAATTCACCACCATCATAATCATTCTTAGATGATAGACACATACTAATACTTAATTTTCGTATATGATTTTTTGGTTCTGTGTACAGTGCAGAAGCAAGGTCAGTGTGCCAATCATAATGCGATCCTTTTTTATTATATACACATAGGTGAATAAAGCTCGCCCAGTTATACAAATCAAAATGAAACAGATTAGTATTGGCACAATTGACAAAGTGTGAGAGCATTCCTGATACCCAATGATCTGCAGGGATGCCTTGGGTCAGGCAGTCCCTAATTTTTTTATCACTTTTACCATCTGAATTAACTTTTGTAGGAGATAGTCGAAGTTCTGCTTCTTCTAACTTTAGTTTAGATAATTGTTTAACAATTACCTCACTAACAGAAGTATCTACTGCAGTAGGTAAGTAATAATAATTAAGAACTTTGCTCATAGGTCTACCATGCACGCCACCTGTTTTAGTTTAGATGCAAAACAGGAAATCATCCACACGGAAGGGGTCAATTTGGATCCACCATTTATTCTTTAACTGGAAATAAAAAACCAGGCAGGAGAGTTTCCCATCCGCACCAGAGCGAGTTTATGAGTCATCTCGGGACTTGTAATCTTCAAAAGAAATTACGTCTTCGCTTGCAGAACCATAGACTGGACCTGCTGCTGCACCAAAGTCAAGATTATCCAAAGCATCCAAATCTTTTCCAATCTTCAGACTGCTCAAATAAGGAGATGACAAGTTGAAAGAATAATTAGGATCATTCAATCGGTCATAAAAGTCGTCAGTATTATCACTGAAACGAATGGTGTTGTTGATCTTTGTCCTCAGGTCTCGAACTGAATTAAGTGAATCAAACAGTTCAGAAAGGTATTCATCTTCGCCCTCTGCAAGAGCGTTGATCAATGCCTGACGGATAGCTTCTTCTGCTTTCTCTAGTTGTGATGTAACGCTCATAATAACCTTAGTTGTATTTACGATAGGCACCCACTTCAGGGTCGGGGTCTAACCACTTGGTGTATTCAAAGTCCTCGATGACATAATCTAGTTGAATAGCATTGTCAATGAGGTACATATCAGCATAACGCTTAGTCCAGTCGTTGTACTTCTGGATGCGATAGTCTGGCATACCGTTGATCTCTAGCGTACCGCACTGGACGTAACGGTAAGGATAGCGTTCAAGGATGACTTCGGGTTTCATAGGATGAAGGTGGTGATTGCTGCGTATGCAATAAGTATAGCACACAATCGAGAAAGGACAACGTAGTATTTCCGAATTGGTGTACCGAAATACTGCTGTCCAATCATGAGACACTTGTGTGCAGGTGAGATCAGATAACCAGAATACTCAGTGCAGAGGAACCACACGAGATACTGAGGACCGAAGATCGATACTAGCACAGAAGTCATGCCAGCGTACTTGCCAGATGAACCCATGATGTAAGCAGCAACCATAGCTACTAGAGAAGCAGGAATAAGCATTTCAGGCGTTGCTGCCTTTAGATATTCCATAACAGGTCCTTTGACCAGTCCAACCACACCACCAAGAGCAAGGACAACAGTTGCAATAATAGCAAACTTACCATCCAACCATCTGCCCCACTTCCAATCCTTATATACAATCGAGTAATAGATTGACATACCAAGGAACCAAGGGAAGAAGAATGGTGCTCCTGCCTTACCCGTATTCAATAGAAGAATAACAGTGGCAATAAGTGGTGCCCATCCAGTAAGAGCACGACGCCAGTTAAAATCTCTTACGTGTTCTAAATTAGGAACAACAGATCTTGCAGGAACCTTAGTGAAAATATACCACCATGTATATGTCAAGGTGATAATCAAAGGAATAATAGTATATCCTAGGAAAGTTCCATAAGATACACCCATCACTGCCATAGGCAGGACAACTGTCTTCTCTAGTGGGGACCACCAATAGTAATGGTGGACTGATAGGTAATCAATCACACCAAAAGCAGAACGCCTCTCCTTATCAGGTGGTGCGATGGCATCAAGGAGTGGTGCTGAGAGAGCAACACGACCAGGAATAGGAAGAATACCACCCAACAAAGAGGTAATAATAACAAGAATACGATGATCCTTTACATACTTTTTAGCTAAAGAATATACATCTTCTAATGCACTATGTTCACGGATGAATCCACCCAAGATCATAATACCAAAAATGTAACCCATGTAGAGTTCATTCGTAGCAATAGATTTTAATGTTTCAACTAGCATCATCGTGATTCGTCATCATATTTTCCCAATCTAAATCAGTAACCTGATCTGTTAGTTCTTTGTATTCTTCAGCAGGGACTGCCATGACAGCAGTTCCATCTGGTTTGCGAACAATAAATGTTTCGCCTGCTTCAATGCGATCCATGTAAGCATCAAAGTCTTTTTCAAATTCAGCAAACGGAACTTCGATTATAGCTGACAACAGATTTTCTCCTTTTGCATATGTTTAATAGATTCCTGACACCCACCTAGATGAAGATCATCTAGAGTGACTTGTGGAAAGGTTGATCCCTCACCAAATTTAGCATAGAATTCTTCTTTTGTAAAGTCACGATTAAGTTCATATGATATGTGTTGGAGTTCTTCAATCTCCATCACTTTTTTTATCTTTACACAATATGGACAACCAGATTTTGAATAGATTATAATCATTCTTTTAGTTTTTTAAAGTCTTCTTCAAAGATTGCTAGACCAGAATCAGTCAGCACATGGTTATACATTTTATCAAACACAGCTGGTGGCAACGTACATACATTAGCACCATACAAGAAACAACGAGAGACATGGTGAACATCTCTCAAACTAGCAGCAAGAATCTTAGTATCTACACCCTGAGAACAATACAGACCAGAGATAGCACGAACAAGTTCAACACCACTGAAAGAGTTGTCATTCAAACGACCCACAAAGGGTGAGATATACGTGGCACCTGCCTTCGCTGCCATGATTGCTTGAGCAACACTGAAGCACAAGGTAACATTAGTTTCAATACCATCATCAGTGAGAACTTTACATGCAGATAACCCATCTTTAGTGAGGGGCAGTTTGATCGTAACGTTTTCTCCAACCTCAATATATTGTTGGGCATTACGAATCATTTCTACATCAGTATCACCTTCAACTTCAGCAGAAATACTTTCAAACTGAAATTCAGAAGCAAGTGTCCTGATAAAGTCAAGGTAGTTTACACCTGACTTACGAACTAATGTAGGATTTGTAGTAATACCATCGACTAGACCAGTCTCATAGCGTTCAGCAATTGCTTCGTAGTCAGCAGTGTCTAGAAAAATTCGCATAATAATCAAAAATGTTTTTTATATAGTAACCGTAGGAAGAAGCTCTTTACGAAGAAATTTTTCCTCAAGATTGTAGAATAATTTATGTTTTGTAGTGAGTACGTAGTAACCAATAATGTCGGTATTGTCACAGTTATAACCATAACCTTTAACTTTCTCACAAACACCATCAATATAGAAGCATTTGTTTGTCATTAGGTATGAATGATACCGTTCATCAAGATTGATCATTAACGTTCCTCGAATTTAATACGACGCACTTTTCTTTTGCGTCGTTCCTCTTGGTATTTTAGGTCATCAGATGTAAGAATCCCGTTATATTTAATACTTTCTTTATGTTTTGTAAGAACTACTTGACTTAAGTCAATAGCTCCAACATGATCATCCAAAACTCTCATCTGATTTGGACAACCACAGAACTGAACTTTGCTAGTGCTTGTCAGTTCTTTGTTGCATAGTTTGCATCGTGCCGTTAACATTGTTAAGCATTTAACCTCTCTGTGAAGTGATGGGTGAAGAGGGGATCGAACCCCCGACCGCCTCCGTGTAAAGGAGATGCTCTACCGCTGAGCTATTCACCCGAATGTCGGTAAGAGGACTTGAACCTCCACGCCATAAAGACAATAGAACCTAAATCTATCGCGTCTACCAATTCCGCCATACCGACTAACGACTCAGGTTGGGGTCGAACCAACGACCGACTGCTTAGAAGGCAGTTGCTCTGTCCACTGAGCTACTGAGTCATTTGATTATTATATCACATGAAAACGTTTTTCTCAACGTATCACTCTTATGTTTAGAAACTCCATGAAGAACATTAGAAGGAAAAAATAATATATCTCCTGCTTTAATTTGTGGAGTCCATAGATCTGTAAAACCTAATGTTTGTCTCAATCTAAATGAGACATCTGAACTGTACCTATCCCTAAAATAAAATTCCGAAAAGTTTTTTCCATGATTCAAGAATAATACACATGATATATCTGAAGGGACATGATCATGAATCTCTTGATAAGAACCTTTTTGATAACTATTTAACCATGCTTCATCAATTGCAAAATTTAATTTTCTTTGAAGAGTATCTGCAAATTTATTGATGCTTGGTTGTAGTAATTCAGTGTACTTACCTGTATCTAATCTTTTTGTAGATACATCACACTTAGCAGACCATGCATAATCATTAACACCAAGTACAACTTCTCTATTCAATTCTGCTATTAATTTTTCATGATTAACTGCTTGAAATTGAGCGAAGAAGTTGTAATTAAATATCGAGTATATCACGATTGCCAATAATAATGAAAGAAATTACCTTTAGGATCACACATAGGATCTTCTGCAACTACACGATAAGGCAACATACGTTGTCCTTTAAAATTAGTTCTGTCTCCAATGATATTATATGCCGTAAGCATCTTATTTGTATCTAACAGACGAGTGATTGTAGAAGTCTTGGCAGCTGGACGACGGTATAAGAAACCTTCGTATTGACCAGGAGCATACACTACGTCAGCAACAGTGTTAGGATACCTAGGTGACCTGACTCTATTTAGAATGGAGACTGCAACACAGTATTCATCCATTGTATTAGTCGCTGCTTCAACCTGTACTGCTCGCGCAAGGTGGTCATAGTCAGCAGGCGTCAACGCCAGAATCGTTTCCAAAATCAAAATAGTCTTTCCTGTAGTAGCGACCGAGTATGTTTGAATTATAGTAGACAGGAGTGCCGTCTGTCAAGGCTTTTGTTAGAACGTCATGGAGGAAGAGCTGTCGAGTCTCTTCGTAGTTGACCCTTCCAGGTGTCCTGTGTAGGGAGAGGATTTCTCTAGCAAAAGACTCCCGTCCATACTTTTTAACATCTTCTTTAAGCTCTGGACAACTTCCGTAGTATTTTCTCCAGTCACTTTCACTAGTAACTCTTCGCCGCTTGGTAGTTTGACCCACAGCTCTAGGCTTTCGTTTTTGCCAAAAGTATTTTCTACCGATGTAGGAACGGTTGGTGGTGCTACAGGTAATTTTGTAAACAAAACCATAGTTGTCCCCAATAAGAGACCCGTCAAAGACGCTGCCATGATAGATCCAGGCATTCTCATATTCTTTATATTTTTCCACATGATCATCATATCATCTCCAATATTTAGGGTTCGTCAAATAATACTTTATTGATGTAATGATCTGCCCAAGGAACACCAAAATAATTTTCTAAAATTTTTCTAGTTTTGTCATTTTTCTTCTGGTTACTGCAGTAATTTGACTGTGCTACCCATCTTTGTTCTGCTCCACAGCTATCCATAGTTGATTTCCAAACAGCACCAACAAATGCATCTAGATATTCATCAACTACATGACAAAATGTGTCAATTTCTTGATCATCATCCAGTCTTGCGAACTTACAGTAAGGTGAAAAGATTGTACCCCATGCAGGAATCTCCCTGTTATGTTTAAAACAATAGTATCTACTAATATCAGCAATGTCTTCATAGATTGGATGACATAGATCATCAACAGGAGAAATATCTGTGATAGCAGCAGTAACAATATTTTTGTTAGCTATGATATCAGCACCAAAAATAGGCAAATCGAATTCAGGATCTGGATACCAAATACAATGTAAGATATCAAGTGGTCCTAGACTAGCAATTTCCATATGTACCTTACGTAATCCAGTACACATGTGCATATCATTTTCGATGGTCAATCTACCATCCTGTGTTTCTTTATAGACTTCTTTGAATTCATCATCAACATCTAATTCCTCTATGTTAGGTAAAGTATTTTGATGTTTACGAATGATACTAGCTAAGTCATTAATTATTTGTCTTCCCATTTTTAAGCATAACTGAAAAAGAATTCTTTAATCAAGGTTTGAGATTTTTCCTTGCCAAATCTATTGGACAAATACCCAGATATAGGATCAAGTCTTATCATGTATCTGTCAAAATCAACATACTGTGTAGTATCAGTACCAATTGGTTGATGCTCATCTAGCATGTTTTTATAGTATTGAATATATTTTGTAAACAAAGGCAGATGTTCATCTACCTCATCGGGTTTACAATATCTAACAATAAGATTGTCAGAAAAATGATTGCCTGCTTCAAAAAATCTATACGTTCCTTCTACTTTAGGTAGATCTGATGTATAAAACAAGTATTTTTCTACAGGGTGTTGAAAATCAAACACAATAACAACTCTCTTGTCACTCATTCCCATAAGATCCATACCAAAACAGGGTAAGTTTGATCCTGTTCTGGGATACAATATGTTGTTATAAATGCTGCAAGATTTATTGTCCCAAATTTCAACTTGTCTTGATTTGATTAGATGTTTACCTGAATACAAATCAGCAGTCAAGTTTACATCTTTATCATTAGTCCATTCAGCATGTCGCTGAACAAATTTCATGTCTGGAAAAACGTTTGCAAGAGATGTTTTGTAATTTTTCCAAAGGTCCATAGTTATAATTTAAATCCTGCAAAAGTATCTTTCTTTACGTCTTGTTTAATACTACCAATTAGGTAAGATTCAACCTCTGTCTCCTGTGGAGCTACCTGCATACCCTTAGAGGATAACCAGTGTGCAGTCCAAGGAAGAGGGTTGTTGGTAATAGGAGTATCAAAGATTGCATTGAGTCCGATAGACTTCAAACGACGATTAGCAGTCCACTCAACGTATTTCTGTAGTAATTTATCATTCAAACCAATGATAGATCCATCCTTGAACAGATACTCTGCCCACTGCTTCTCTTCTTCTACAGAATCACGGAACATTTGATATACATTCTCTTCTTCTTCCTTAGCAATTTCCCTCATTTCAGGGTCATCGTCTTTTTTCCAGTTGTTAAGAATGTTTTGAGTAACAGTCATGTGTTGAGATTCATCTCTCGCAATAAGACCAATGATCTTAGCTGATCCTTCAAGGAGTTTAAGTTCACCGAAAGCAAAAGAACAAGCGAAAGATACGTAGAATCTAATGCCTTCAAGGATGTAGACATTAGCGACTGCTCTATATAGATTTCTCTTGAGATCGTTGATTTCCCACTTTGCTGTTGGAGAATCTTTCCAAGTATCCTTCCACATGTTACCAGTTCCATATCTCTGAGCAATATTAATAAACTCATCGTATGCTTTAGTAACTGATTGTGCTCGTGAGAGGATCTTCTCGTCGTCTAGAATGTGGTCAAAGACAACAGAGGGGTCTGGATATACATTTTTAATAATATGTGTGTATGAACGACTATGAATCATCTCCATAGTCTGCCAGATGTTCATACATCCTTCTAGCTCGGGTAAAGAACAATAAGGCATGAAAGCCATGCCAGGACCACGACCTTGTACGGAGTCCAAGAGGATTTGATATTTGAGATTGCTAGTAAATATGTGTTTTTGTGCATTGTTTAATGTTTGATAATCTGCTCTATCTTTCTGCAGAGATACCTCTTCAGGTCTCCAGAAAAAACCAAGTTGATTTTGTGTCAACTTATCAAAAATGGGATACCTAAATTTATCATATCTCTGTACTCCCAGAGGAGGACCAAAGAACATAGTTTGTTTAGTTGTATCTACTTGATCAGTATTGAATACTGTCATGCCTTCTACACTACTCATGGGTTCGTTAGTTCTAAATTTTGCAACTGTCACAATCTTCTTCCTCTGTTTCCAAAATGTTTGTAAGTAAATCTTCTATACTCTGTTTCTTTTCTTCTGTAAATTCAGGTTCTTCTCCTTTTTGATCGTATGTATTTTGATAGTAGGAAGTCTTCCATCCATACTTATATGTTTTAAGAAGGTCACCTGCCATAACTGATACAGGTACTTCATTATTGTCATAATTTTCTGGATTGTAGCTCCAGTTGCCAGAAATTGCTTGGTCAAAGAATTTTTGCATGGCAGATACAATTTTAATGTACCCATCATTATCCTTCATATCCCATAGCAATGTATAATTAGTTTTTAATGTGCCATACTGTGGAACAATCTGCTTAAGAGGTCCTTTCTTTGATTTTTTAGTGGACAAGAATCCTCTAGGTGGTTCGATTCCATTGGTTGCGTTTGACACAACGGAACTACTCTCTGAAGGCATCTGTGCGGACAGTGTTGAGTGCCTAAGACCGTGGGTGACGATAGATTCTCTAAGATTTTCCCAATCATGACTTAACTCCGCCCCACAGAACTCATCGATGTCACGCTTGTAAGTGTCGATTGGGAGGATACCGTCTGCATACTTTGTTCTATCGAAATAACCACACTTACCTTTTTCTTTGGCAAGGGTGTTACTTGACTTGAGTAGATAGAACTGGAAAGATTCAGACAAGTCGTGGACTGATTTCCATGCTGCAGGGTCGTCATATTTATATCCATGTTTTGCTAGGTAATGTGCTAGTCCGATGTAACCAATACCAAGAGAACGACGGTTGATAGTGCTACGCTTTGCAGCTTCTACAGGATAGTTCTGATAATCAATCAATTCCTCTAGACCACGGACTGCTAGGTCACAGAGATTTTCCAATTCATCTAACTTGCTGATCTTACCAACGTTGATAGCAGATAGAATGCATAATGCAATCTCTCCTTCACCATCAATATGGTTAAGTGGTACAGTAGGTAGGGTAATCTCTTGACAGAGGTTACTCATATTAATTTTATCTTTGAAAGAAGAATGCTCATTACAGTGATCAATATTCATGATATAGATACGACCAGTCTCTGCTCTCTCCTTAAGCAATGAAAGAATTAATTCCTGTGCCCCGATAGTCTTTCTCGGAACAGCATCATTGAGTTCATGCATCCGATATAGAGTGTCAAAGTCATCAGTACCAAAAGCATCATAGAGACCTGGTACGTCATGCGGTGAGAATAAGCTAACCTCTCCATTCTCAATGAAACGTTCGTAGAAAAGTTTTGAAATTTGGATTGAGTAGTCAAGTTTCCTCACTCGATTGTCTTCTGTACCCTTATTGTTCTTGAGAACAAGGATGTCTTCTATTTCTTGGTGCCAGATTGGGAAGTGGACTGTTGCCGATCCTCCTCTGATTCCGTTTTGCGTACAGCATCGTACAGTCGATTCAAATTTTTTAAGGAAAGGAACAACGCCAGTGTGCTGTACTTCTCCGCCTCGGATTTTAGCGTTGATGCCCCTGATACGACCTGCGTTGATACCAATGCCAGCCCTCTGAGCGACATAGCGACCGATGGCCATATCACTACTAAAAATACTATCCAAGGTGTCGTCAGCATCAACCAGAACGCAAGACGCAAACTGCCGAAGAGGCGTTCTAACACCTGCCATGATTGGCGTTGGGATGTTGATTTTGTGTTTGCTGATTGCGTTGTAGTATTTTTGGACATATTCAAGACGATTGTCTGTGTAATTTTGGAATAGTGTTACTGCAATCATCATGTACATGTACTGGGGTGATTCGTAAACCACACCAGAGCTACGATCCTGAACAAGATATTTATCAACTACCTGACGTAAACCAGCATAGGTGAATATCATATCACGTTCATGATCAATCCAAGAATTGATCTTGCTCCACTCTTCCTTTGTATATTTACCTAGGATATCATTATCATAAACTTGTTTATCAGTGCAGTGACATGCATGATCATAAACACTAGGGAGACCTTGGACCCATTCGGATCCAAAAACCTGTTTGTAGACAGCATAAAGTAGAAGACGAGCAGCAACAAACTGATAGTTAGGAGAATCTAAATTAATCAGATCACTTGCAGAACGAATCAAAATTTCTTGAATGTCTTTGGTTTCAATTCCATCAAAGAATTGCAGACCAGAGTTCATCTCCACCTGAGAGGCGCTCACACCGCTCCCTAACCCTTCGCAAGCTTCTTCTACTACCTTATGAATCTTATCTAGGTTGAGGGCGGTCTCAGACCCATCACGCTTGCGAACGTTAATTCCATGCCCGTTTGTCATACTTTTTTCCAGTCGTTAAATTTAAGGGTTGCGGTTAATCCCTGATAGACATTTGATTCTACCAAAGTTTGTACATCATGTCCAGCTAAGTGCATGTCATTGATGTCTTTTTGTTGTATATTTTTTGGCCAGATGATTACTTTATCTCCTCTGTCAATTGACTTGGAGATTCTGGCGACGATCTCTCGGTTACGTGGTTCGTTATCAAAAACCCAAATATGATTGCTCCAACCAAACGTCCGAATATCAGCATCGGACCCAGCCATAGCAACCGAGTTTTTAATGAAGATCGAGTCGAAGGGTCCTTCGACGATATAAATGGGTTCATCTGTTTTTACTCTGTCCAAACCAAAGATCTTAGGTTGATCTTCGTCAAGCATGATCGTAATGTATCTTAGTTTTGCCTTGGGGGCGAGCGATCTGCCTTGGTAACCGAAGAGGTTTCCGTCTTTATCTTTGAATGGAATAATAATACGTGGTGAATCTTGTCTTAAGGTATCGAATGTCCTCTTTCTATTATTTGTCCACTCTTTAAATTTTGGACAATAGTAAAAATAATCTAGGTCTTTGATACCACGTTGCTCAAGATAAACTCGTGCTGGGTGAGAATTATTTAGCTCTGAAATCTTCTCAAGATCTATATCTTTTTTAACAAATTTTGGTTTGGAAAAAATAAGTTTTGGATTTGGAGTTGCAGTACCCTTGCCAGTGCTGCCTTCTTTAAATTTCTCCATGATATATTGATCATAGAGATGTGTATCTTGATCTTTTAAAAAATTAGCAAGAGATCTACCTACGCCACAATTGTGACATTTATAAGTAAAATTGTTTTTAATCTTAAACAAATACCCCCTCGCTTTGTTGCGTCTCTTTTGCGAGTCACCACAGTAAGGACACCTGAAATTATACAGGTCTGCCTTCTTACGACTGAAAAGAGTCAAGCGAGGGGATATTAAATTTATGTACTTAACGTCAAGATAACTCAATGAGAGAGGTTTGCACTGCGCTCATATTAGCAGAAGGTTGAGCAGGTGTCAATGTCCTAAGCAAAGATTGACCTGGCACACTGACCAAGAATGAGATCACAGCGAGACCACCAAAGATAGTCCACATCTTTTTCTCCATCATCCTGAGTCTGTCATCTACAAGACGGATGTCTCTCTCACATCCCTTTTTTATACTATCAGTCTCCTTATTAAGATCTGAATGAATTCTATCTATCTTTTCAAATAGAATTCCATCGACTTCACCTTGTTTAGCTAGTTTTTCATTATGTACAGCAAGCAATTGACCCATCTTTACAGAATTTTCCTGTAATGAGTCTACTACTTTTTCTAGTCTTTCTAAAATTGCTGAATTAATGTCCGACATTTTCCTTTAGACGTTGCGAACAGCAAAATCTAGAGCAGATTGATAAGAAGCAGCATTTTTATTCAGCATGTACTGAAACTGTGGCTTATGTGTGTCGTCTAGTTGTGCATAACAAGCAGCAATTCTCTTAGCAGAGAAATTATCTAGGTTTTGTACTCCACCATCAGAGAACTGGATCTTAGCAAATGAACCTTCACCTGCAGGGTTAAGTTCAGATGTTGCAACATCAAGTGCAACTTGGATTACATCTTGGTTTTCATTCATAGTATTAGTAGTCACTTCAGTTTCTTCTTTCTTAAGTTTTTTTGTTTGATCAGACGCTTTCTTTTTAAAATCAGAAAGACGTGCTTTCATAAGCGTATCCATTTCTTTAGATTTACGCATCATTTTTTCTTTTGCTTCTCCACGTTTTTTCTGGAGATCTTTTTGACGACCCAGTTTCTTACCCTGAGTAATCTGTTTTTGAGCTCTCTCAGTATCTGTAGACAGAGCTTCGGTTACGTTTGTGTCTTCTTTCATTTTTCTTTTTTGGATACGGTCGAAGAGAGAGCGAGCACCTTTAGAGCGCCCGTCAATATTTTCATTACCTTTTTTATATGCACGATGTTGTCTAGGATTTACCATGACAAATGCAGGTGGTAACTGGAGACCAGAACCATCCCCTGCGGAATTAATCATTTCTTCTATATTAGGTTTAGTTCCTTTAGACATTCCTGGTCAACATCCTCATTAAGTTTGGGTGGTAATCTATTTAGAAACAACATGAACGCCTTGATTACAGACCAATATGTTGCTTCTATTCTGTAAAATAGCAGTGGGGTTGCTGCATCATCAAAAACATTATATAAAACTATCACATGATTAAGTAATAGGTGAGTCTTTAACTCTCCCGTTGTCTCGTATCTCTTCAGTAGTCTTTTAATATACTTAAATCTCTTTAAGTCTTCTTCAAAATCTGAATAAGTTACGGACAACGGGTTGTTATAATTTTGAATTGCAAAGAATAACCAGTTTTCATGGTTCAGTTCACTTATATTCATTCATTAGCTACCGAATGTTAGTGTTGCTGCGCCGTTAGAAATTACTTCTTCAGTACCACCCGCAGAGGTGATCTTGACTCTAAACTTGTTACCGTCCAGAGTAGCGCCAGCGAGGCCACTGTAAGCAAGAGTTGCTGTCGTGAAGTCTGCATAGGTGATACCAGTGTCAAGAGAAGCAGTGATGTTAGTCCAACGCTTACCGCCTGCAGTTTGACGCTGCCACTGATACGCAAGTGTTCCAGGTGTTCCTGTTGTAGATGTGCTAAGAGTATATGTACCAGCACCAGAAGAAGATGTGGAGTTAGCAGGTTGTGCAGTAATTGTTACTGCCGATGCTACATCTGCTGCGATAGTGTCATCTGTTTGAGTCTCGTTGGAGTTGAGATCAGGGTTAGCGATGTTCACAAGTTGCTCTGCTTTATGGCGAGTGTTGCCATCCGCATCAGTATATGTGAAATAGGACCACCAACCAGGAGCGGTGATACCACGAGATCTAGTTTCTGCTAGTTGCGCCTCAGTTTTATCAACAAAGACAGTTGTTTTTGCTTGACTTGACGCTGCAATGCCCACACCAGCTTTGGTTTTGTTTGCATTGCTGTCAGTTCTTCCGTAAAGGGACATTGACGTGTGCTCCGAATATTACTATTATCTAATGTTTATTTATAAAAAAGGGGGATTGCTCCCCCAGAGTATCACTCTTCTCTTGCTTTAATAGCAGCAGTAACAGTTTCAAGTAGTTTGTCATCCATATCGGTCTTAGTCAATTTGACTGCCTTGCCGAGAATAACTAAACAGATGTCAATCAGTTTTTCTCCAAGTTCCTCATTTTCAGGGATCTTGGCAACTGCGTCTGAAATTACTTTTGTTGCGAGTGGTAATAGAAAGGATAGCATAATCTTAAATCATATTGCATAGCCTATTTATTTCTCCCACTCATCTAAGATATCAGTAATCTTTGACATGAATTGTTTGAAAGTTAATAACGTACCAGAACGATAGTCACGGCGTGCTTTTTGAACACCACCCTCAAATGATTCTTTTACTTTTCTTTCTTCAATAGGATCAAATCCTCTTCCTTTTACAACAGAAGACCACGGTGCATACAAAGGACCTTGATAGTTCTTTGCTTCATTAGTTGCGCGGGTGGTCATCCCTTTCTTACCATCAGGAATATTAGGCATCACTTCTACATTACCAGACTTTTTATTCTTTAGTTTAGATTTTACCTTCTTTTCCTTTTCATCGCAACCGCACTCTTCACGGAACTTATCAAAGGATTTCATTTTTTCTTCTTCGTCATTGAGATGATCTTAGTAACCTTCTTACGACGTGCATGTAAATACTTGTCAGACTTATCTACATCACCATCGTTATCGATGTCAGCATCTGCCTTACCAACTGGATCGAGTTTCTTCTCAGTTAGTTCAACCTCTTCTTTCTTAGCAGTCTTTGCTGCTTTCTTGAATGCATCCTTGGCAGGATAGTCTTCACTACCTGCTTTTGCAGGTGCTTCCCCACGCTTTCTCTTAGCATGGATATTAGCATAAAGTCCTTTCTTTGCTTCTTCTAGCTCTTCACCATCATGCTCAATGACCTTACCGTCAGCATCTTTTTGATGATGCTCTGCTACTTCCTCTTCCTTTACACAGTTAGGAACTTCTTTACCACCTTTATTCTTAGTTCCCTTTGCCTTATATCCTTTCCAGCATGTAGAAGCACCAACGTTATCACGAGCTGCTGCCATACCTTCAGTAGCATATCTCCTCTTCTCTAGAACATAAAGTTCGCCATCAATTTCAACCTCCTCTCTTTCTAAAACTTCATACTCTTCCTTAGTATCAAGTTGTGCTTTAGGAGACTCTTTCTTAGCACTCTTCTTTTTCTTAGTAGTGTCCTCAATCTCAGCACCATTGGATTGCGGATCCATGCCATCGAAAGGTGCTTCATGGAGGTCGGGCATGTCAGTATTCTGGAAGCAATCGCCACCCATCCACTTACCATACTGTTCCATCAGTCCAGATGAAAACTCATCACTGTGTCTTACTTTATTAATAGGATCTGGCTTCTTCATTTCTTAAAGGGAGGTTCTTCTCGTATTATTTATAGATCTAATGTTCTTTATCCATTCACGGAACATATTTCCTTCTTCAGAAATAATGATGGCATAGTTACCACCTGCTCTATGAATGTGTCCTTTGTCTCCTGTACGTGATGACATAACAATGTCACCTTCTTTGAAAACTTCATCCTGTCGTTGTTGTTGACGGAGTGCTTCTTCACGCAGCTTCTTAAAATCTTTCATTTAAAATTCTTAGGTAGTGCCATTGCAATCTCTGCCATAAGAGCACGACAATCACGATCATTTAATGCTCTAGGAATACCCTTTCTGAATGTATCAAAGTCACCAGCATGTGCTGCACGTCTCATCTTAGTTCCAGAAATGGCAAAGGTATCACCATCAGCGTCTCTACTTCCAGAAGATTGGATATCAATTTTACGGAATGAGAAATCTTTACCATTATATTTATGGAGGAACTGCATGGCAGCAACTCTGTCAGAACCTACAAGGAATATAACTTCATTGTATCCTGCAAGCATAATGTCCTGTAAAATTTTAACTGGATCTCTAGGACCACTATAAATTTTACCTTTATGTTCAGGAAACATCTTATCCATATAAAACTTTTTACGATCTGGCGGCAATGGATTGCTACCTTTTGTATCTACAGTCTGTGAAATGTAGATACGATAATCGTGTAACCCTGCAGCTGCTTTTACGCCAGCAAAGTTTTCTTTGTGTCCTGTAGTAGGTGGTTGAAACCTACCAAATGTAAAATAGCACTTGTTACAATTTAACGCCATTGCTTCTGAAGAGTAAAGTTGTTGTATGCAAACTCCATACGGTTAACAAACTTAATCATACTGCCATCCTTATGCAGAACATATCCTTCAGGAGTTGTGACCTTATATCCTTTCTCTGTCTGGACAAAAGTCCTGAACTCTTCTAGGTGGTCAAGTTTATCTATAACCATTTGCTTCACTGCTTGCAATTCTTTGTACAGTGTTAGCATTGCTTTGAACTTGTATACATTATCCACAACATAATTCTGACTACCATATACAAGAGCTCTCTTCTTAGTCAGGTTTGCAACTGTCTTGATCTTGGCAAGTTCTTTACTTGTTTTCTCTTCGTAGAAGTTCAACATGTCATACATCGCCTCATCAATTTTGCCGATACTACGAGCATTCTTAATCTCATTGTTAAAGAACTGCTTTAGATAAGATGCGATGTGGAATTTAGCATCACCAGTAGTACCTGTCTTGGTAACTAATTCATCAAGGAAAGGACCACAGATACCACACATGCGTTCGATCTTTGAAATATAACGATCAAACTCACTCATTTCTGCACGAGAAAAACCAACTCTATGCATTGGTGTATCATTTTGAACTACTAAAGCTTCGGCAGATCCTTTTACTTTTGCACCAGCTCTTGCTTGCATGTCAGCAACTACGTCTCCAGTATAATGAGTATGAAATACTACACCAACTTTTGCAATACCTGCTGCCTTACCAATAGGATGATCTACTGGAATACCATAGGTAATAGTATTTGGTCTGAATGTATATAAATCCTCCCCATCAATTCGTTCCCTTTTAATATCAGAAGTAAATAAAAGATCACCTTGTACCACACCTTCAATACCCAAAGTAGAAAAATAACGAAGAGAGAATTTTAATTTTTCTGCTAGGTCACCCTCATACCACCCATCAATCTGTTCTTCACTATAGCAAAGTTTAGGAGCAGTCTTTGCAAATACAGATTTAGTGCCAACAAAAAACATTCCTGTCTGAGGATCTGTGCCACAAATAACTGAAGGAGCACCATCCCATTTTGTTTGCATAAAACCACCACTCTCTTGATGACCCAACATTTTCTTAAGTTCTTTTAAAAAAGACACAGCAGCTTTACAACCCTCAACTCCATAGTTGAGCATTTCATCTTCTAGATGTTCTAAATGTTTTAGCTGTTTAATGTTTGACATTACTTCTTATAATAATCTCCATTGGTATGTGTAGGATAAACTCCACCTTGTTTGTTTCTAATATTAAATTTGAAATTATATGATTTAGTTTCAAATAACATATCAATACGTTTACCTTTACCAGTAGCACCACCATAATTAATTTCAACGGTATTACTAACAAGAGAAGCAGCTTTGTTCATATAGTCTTCATCGATCTCATAAAATTCTAAATGAGATCCTGTATAGTGCGCCATCCAATATCCATAACCAACCCCACTCTTAATCATATCCTGTAATGCTGCCTTACCAGAAACTGATAGTTTAGTATCATCAACATGATTTTCTACTGTAGGACCACTTTTAGTTCCGTAGTTAGCAAATACATCTAAAAATTTTTGTTGATCTATACCAAACATTTCTAGAAATTCTTGACCATCATCAGGTACTTCACCCAGTTTTAATTTTGCTTCTGGAAATAATGCTAGATTATCTTTACCACTACTACGTACACCACAGTTAAAGAAAGATAATGTGCTTCCAAACTTTACTGAAATGTATACTGGTTTGTCAGCAACTGTCAGTGTAATATCTGTGATTGTCTTTCCGATATCATTTGTAGTTGCACCACCAGCAGAGATAACAATATTACTTCCTTTCTTTTTAAGAGGACGTTTTTGATTCTTTTCACCCTCACCTTTTGCGAAGGTAGGTCCTTCTCCAAATTTTTTGACCATGGCATCAATAATCATATTGACATGATCTGGATATTTTTTAGGTTTTTTACCAGAACAATAATCAATTAAGGATTGAGTAAGATCATCTTCATAAACATTACCCATATTAATTTTTTTACCACCTTTGATTTGTCCACCAAACTCACCAGTTTTTGTAAAGTCTTCTAAGTCTAAGTAAATATCAACACTACTTACAGCACGAGACACATTTTTTCCTGTAGGAAAATTGCATGTAAATTCAATATTATTTTTACCACGAAGACCTTCTCTACACACAGCATCAAAAAGCATCTTTGCAGAATTTTCTTTACCAGCATTTCCTTTGATACTATGAAAATCTTGAAAGGGTGAAGTTACATACTTACCTGCATTTTTACGAGTGACTGTAAATCCTGCTACCTCAACAACACCAATGTCTGTTGAGAAAAGATTTTCTTTTCCATTACGTCTTAAAGCTTTATCAAATAAGGTATCCATACGATCAAGATACCTTCCACCATTTCTGAAAAAATCTCCTGCTTTCATATGAAAAAACCTCCCGTCTAACTATTTAGATGAGAGGTCTTTGAGATATTCTTTTTCATTTTGGTAAGGGTGTGATTCACCTGTCCATATTTTATATCCTTCATGGAGTTCTGGTAACAACCACTGGTCAACACGATAGCAGTATTGCCAGTTAACTGGTTGGATACAATTCATCACAACCACTTGAAAGAATGCTACCGTATGGATCCAAAGTGTTAGCATTACCTATCGCCAGCGGCACGAACTTCTGAGTTGTGAACATTGAACTCACCACCAGGATAACGCTTCTTCAGTTTATTGACATTGGTTTCGATTACTTCATCGAAGGATATATCAAGTGCCATTGTAGCTTGAGCAACATACCACATAACGTCACCCAACTCAATAATGAGATGCTCACGATTATCTTCGTTCCACGGTTTTCCTTGGAAGACCATTTTTTTAATGATCTCAAGGAACTCACCACCCTCAGCATTAATTCCAACCCCAGCAGTAAGAAGTCTCTCAATATTGGCACCTTGTCGATCCAGATCACCAATACGGTCAGCGAAATCAACAAAGTTTGTAGAAGCTTCTGAAGTAACTGCTGATACAAACTCTTCATAGCGTTCAAAATTAATAGTCATACGTTCCACTCGGCAAATTTAGATAGTCTAGATTGTGTGTCAGCAAATTGCTGGAAGTCCTCACCAGGAGCTTCTTCACTGATGCCAATAGCTGAGGCATCATCAGCAACATCATACAGCCTCATCTTCGATCTGTCAATTCCCACCATGAATTTTCGTGAGGTAACGATGTCTGAGTATCTGTTTTTAAGTTGTTTGACCATGATGCGACCTTGTTGTTCCAACTCCTCAGTAGAGATAAGGGCAAACATAAAATCAGCAGTGGCAGGAAGACCAAAAGACTCAGAAGTATCGGTAAGATCTGGATCGCTATTGCCAAAACCAGAACGAGTGGTCTGAGTAGCACTAACAATAGGGACGTTAGCTTCCACAGCAAGACCCCGAAGCTCCTCAGCAATCGCCTTAACATAGGTATACGAGTTAACAACGGCACCTTTGTACCTCACGCTTGCACATATATTTAAATAATCAATGAATATAAGATCTGGTTTAAAATCTTTTTTTAATCTGAGATCGCTTAGAAGTCCTTTAAAATGTCCGACATGTGCAGACGCTGTTGGGTACTCCTTAATAATAAGTTTGCCCTGAGTTTTCCTAGCAATCTCATTTACCTTACTAGTAAAAAGAACCTCAGGTAATTCTGTAATATCTTTTACAGCAACGTTTAAAAGGTTTGCGTCAATTCGTTCAGCAATTTTTTCCTCTGCCATTTCACATGTAATGTAGAGAACGTTGTACCCCTGTGAGAGAGCGGCACCAGCTGCATGGCACATGAATAGAGACTTCCCGACACCTGTACCAGCAAGAGCGACATTGAGAGTCTTGTTAGAGATACCACCTTTCGTGATAAAGTTAAACTTTTCAAGATCAAAGGGAACCTTCTCTTCTTTGCGATGGTAGAATTCATATCTGTCTGTTGCTTGTTCAATATAGTCGTGTCCTATGTGTTCGTCGAACGATACCGCCAAGGCTTCTTGGAGTATGGAGGGTATCGCATCTCTCGAAAGTTTTTTATCGCCTCCATCTGCGATCTTGATCGAGGACATAAGGGCGAGATAGATTGCTCTGTCTTGACACCACTTTTCGGTTGCGTCAAGGAGCCAGTCGTAGTCAACCCAGTCGTCTGATAGGGAGGATACCGTCTGTACCGAACTTTGAAACGATTCGTCAGTAAGGTCATTACGATTCTGGAGATTAATCGTAAGGATTTCTTTAGTAGGAACTTTGTCGTACTTAGAAGAAAACTCGGCAATCTCCTCAAAGATAATCTTCTCATGATAGTTCTCGTAGTATTCTGCTTTGAGAAATGGGACTACCTTTCGATAATACTCCTCGTTATGTAGGAGGTTTCTTAGGATAGTTTCTTCAATCCGTTCAATCATTAAAATTTAACCTAGCAAAGGATTTTTCACTTAACCTTGTTTGAATTAGTTTACCATAGTCTTCATGTAATTCGCAACCCAAATAATGTCTTTGTAATGATTTGGCAACTAAGGCAGTAGTACCAGATCCCATAAATGGATCCAATACAAGATCACCTTCTTCACTACCAGCTTTAATACATGGTTCAATTAACTCTGGTGGATACACAGCAAAGTGTGCTCCCTTGTATGGTTTAGTTTTAATTTCCCATACAGTTTTCTTACGCTTCAACCCCTTACCATCCACAGTTGATTCTTTGATAGCATTAACATCAAAATAATAATTTTGACTTTTACTAAACAAGAAAATATACTCGTGAGATTTAGTGCATCTATCTCTCACACTCTCTGGCATTGGATTAGGTTTATTCCAAATAATATCTTGTCTTAGATACCATCCGTCTGCTCTCATGGCAAAAGCAAACATCCAAGGAATACCAATAAGATCTTTTTCTTTAAGACCTTCTAGTTTGTTACCTCGTCTGGCACATGTGCTAGGTAAATCTTGGTTAGTTTTAGATACTGATTGTTTATGAATAGCTTGACCTTTACCTGGTCTATAGTTGTAATAACTATCACCAAGATTAACCCAGCATGTTCCATCATCAGTAAGACAATTTCTTACCTCACGAAAAACCTTTACAAGATTGTCAACATATTCTTCTGGTGTTTGTTCCAGACCAATCTGATCTTCTTCACCACCATAGTTACGTAGACCATAGTAAGGTGGTGAGGTAACACACATTCTAGCTTTACTATCAAACTCTTTAAGAGTTTCGCGACAGTCACCGTAGAGAATAGTATCCTTCAATTGATGATCTCCTTAACAAATAGTTCTTCCATTTTACCATGATTCATACGGAATGCAGTACCACGATTACGAAGAGATTTACCAATCATCTTCTGTGTACGCATACGAATATCAATAGCAATCATATCATTCTCGATTGCAGTGCGAAACAAGTTCTTGTCAGTACCAATGAAACGATATGCTTCATTGTAGTGGAAGTATTCTACACCGTCACGTTTCTCAACGTCAGCAAATACTTTCACACATGCAGGAAACTTCTTAGCAAACTGATCAATCAATGTGTCCCAATCCCACATAACAATAATAACATTGTCATGACAGATAGCACAGTAGTCATCAGTAGTCACGATCTGAAGACCACGCTTATTAACGTTTTTAGTTACAGTAGATTGTCCACTCAACTCACCAATTTTTGTGGTGTGAGGGAAACCATATGTTTCAATATAATCTCTCTGGGGTACAACCCAATCACCCTCTTTAGTAAACAATGTCTGTTTACCACCAGCGCCTTTACGTGCTGCTTTAAGTTCATTACCCTCAAGGTCAGGACCAGAAATACAGTTCTCAGTCAGTCCTAGTTCTTGTTCAAGAGTGTGTCCCACACCTGTGTTACCTTTGCGATGGGATTTGATGTAACCACGTTCTTTGATCGCATCAAATTTTTGCTTGAATGTTGTGAGATCCATGGGTAATCCTCGATGGTTGATAGACATACTATACAATGAAAAAGGGGGTCGTGCAACCCCCTGTAGACAGCTTGTCAATTGCCATAGGTGAATTCTTGTTTAGCTGCCTCTTCTAATTTTGCCATCACTTCTTCAGTGAAGTACTTCTCAGGATTCGAGAGAATAGATTTAGGATAAACAGAAGATTCACCAACCTTAATACGATTGCCAACCCGCTGGAAGACTCCGTATTGTTCACCCAACTCCAATAACCCGTAATACTTGTCAAGTCCACGGTCGTCAAAAAATAGACGTGTCTCAATCTTACTGCCCTCCTTAGTTAAACGTGACTTCTTTGCTTCACACTTGATAATGTTACCTACCAATTCAGTACCATCTTTCTCTTTCTTCTTACCAAGATAGATGATAGTAGATGCAGCGTACTTAAGACCTGTGCCGCCACCCATCTCCTTAGTAGGAACATAGGAACCGATCACATCATATGTATGGTTGGTAACGATCATAGGCACCTGTGCTTGACCCAGTTTAAGTGTCAGCACACGAAAGGCACCCTTGATCAACTGACTCTTTGTCATGTCACGAACTTGCTTATCATTAGCAACGTCTTCCATCTCCTTGTTAGTTGAAAGCATACCTAAAGAATCTAACACAAACATCATAGGTTCACGTTTGTCTTTAGGTTCTTTCATATACTTGTCAACGATACGACAAGCTTGAGTCCTGAACTCTTCAATGGTTGAGACAGGAAACAAAACCATACGTTGGGAATCAATACCACGCGACTCAATCATGTCACGGGAAATGGCGGATTCAGTTTCAAAATAAATGACGCCGCCTGTAGGATTATCACGAAGGAAATTACGAACGACACTAAGAGCAAAAAAAGTTTTCCCAGTGCTTGATTCTCCTGCAAGAGCGGTGACTTTGTTTGAAGGCAAACCTCCAAAAAGCGAACCACTAACCAAGGCGTTAAAAATATAACTGCCAGTATCGACATAATCAGTAATGTCGCCAGCAGCGACTCCTTCACTAACCAAACCAGCAAATTCATTGCCACTATCTTTAATTACAGAATTTAAGAATCCCATTGTGTTGCTTCATCCTCGTAAAAGTTTACATAAGTATAATTATTGCTCATGAGTTTTGCAAACGCACGAGCAGTATCGTAGTTCTCAAAGCACTTAATGTCCTCTGGTCCTACTTGTCCGACAAGATGGTTAGTCCATGTCACAACAAAGATTTTCTTACTCATTCAAAGAAACTCCCAATGCTAATAGTCTTTTCATGCTTCCATCCTATGCATTGTAGCACATTCTTCAAAGGTTCCAAGAAACTCTTTTCAAATTGTGTTTGATAATCCACATACTTCTCAATACCAAACTCCTTCGGCAACTCACCAAAGAAGCTAATAGCATTCTCATGGAGTGGGTTTGGTGTCTTAAGGTACATGAACTTGATCTTCTCACCTTCCTGTATCAAGGCATGTTTGTTTTCTACCTTATGTTTTTTCACATAATGATTGTACAGGAGAGCACCCCTCACATGGATTGGGGTTCCTTTGGAATAGATCTCCGTAGGGTGACGGTACTTGGCAAGGTTGTTAACTCCTCTGGGAAAGGCAACTTCTTCGTAGGGACGTTCCCTCGTTTCTGTTCGCACAACATTGATGAAAGTGATAAGTTCATCATTTGTGTTGCCGATAATAATCTTAAACGCTGCATATAACTTGTCTCTAAAATACGCTGGTGTCGATGACCTAGCGGTTTCAAGACCCATGATCTTCATCTTGGGTTCTTTATATCTAACCCCCTCACTGTCCCAAACGTTGAGAATGTAACGCTTCTTTGCAGTCCAGATACCACGATCAGCGATGTTCTCACGCTTCATACTCATCTTTTGTTCATACGCCGATACATACGACGCAAGTTCTTGATATGAACGTTCGATAAAAGGTTCCAGTTTTTCTTCGCAGATCTTGTCAAGTAAACCAACAACTGCTGCTTTATCACCAGACTTATGACTAAGAAATTTAGTAACAAGAGGTCCGAGATTAAGATAGATTGAGTCAGTGTCGGATGCAATGACATAATCCTCCTTTTCAGTGGAGAGTAGTTTATTTAGGTATCCGTTCATACGGTTTTCAATCCAACGAATTGATACCTGACCAGATAGAGTAATAGCCTCAGCATTTGCTAGACGATAGTATCGGAAGTGTTCATTACCGATAGCACCATAAGCAGAGTTCAAAGAAATCTTCTTTGCCATCTGAATATTATTACAGCGAGCAATCTCTTTCATGAGTTCAACAGTGGGAGTTTTCTCATACTGTTGCTTTGCCTTGATCATCTTCTTCTTAAAGATAACACGACTATCGTACATCTTCTTCATCATCTGTGGCAAAAACCCGTGCTTATCTTTACTATACTGAGCACCATTTGCACAAACAGCATACTCACCGTCGATGCTTATCTCCTTACGAAGTATTTTATCAACTGTAGCTTCTGGATGTCGTTTATCCTTGAGGGTTTCAGGTGAGATGTTGTACTGCATAATAAGATGAGGATACAGGCTATTAAGGTCAAAAGAGACCACCCAATCATAGAATCCAGGCTTCGGTTCTTTAACATATGCCCCCGCATACTTCTCAGATTTATCGTTTTGTGTCTTAGGAGGGATTGCAATCTTACGCCTAAGAAGTTCACAGTAAATGTAGTTGTCCCACATACGAACCTGCGAGAATACATCCTCGTAGTTTACCTTAGCATCATATGCCATGGTATATGCAAGTTCAATCAACTTCATCTTATCATCTAGTTGATCTACCAGACGAACGTCATGGATGTTGTAATCAATAAATTTCTGCCAGTCGTTCTCATAGAACTCTTTGAATGTATCAAACTCTGAGTGATCTAGTTTCTTAGATCCAAGTTCAACAAAAGCAATATGATCTAGACGATACGATTCTTGGTTAGTATAAGTAAACTTCTTATACAACTCAAGATAGTCTAGAGTAGAAATTCCAAGAGTGTCAACTGCTAATTGTTTTCTACCTTTAATATAAATCTCACGCTGAGAAACAAGTTTCCAAGGAGACAATAGCTTTACAAACTTATCACCAAGAATACGTTCGATACGATTACATATGTAAGGCATATCAAACAACTGCACGTTCCATCCAGTAATTACATCTGGAAAATTCTCCTGCCAGTATTCAAGGAATGCGCCCAACATACCTTCTTCTGATCGGAAATGCATGTAGTCCACCATGGGGTCTTTGTTATTGTATGGACGTGCTCCGAACACAATAATTCGACCAGTGAAACTATCCTTGATGGATATGGCAAGGATTTCTTGATCGGCAGTTTCGATATTGGGAAATCCGTTTTCTGCAGCGGTTTCAATATCAATGGTAAATACACGGATTTTTGTACTATCAAACTTGAGTTCCTCTTCAGGATGCTGCTCAGCTATGTATTGATACAAAAATCTAGAGTTACCATATATTTTAAATTCCTCTACCTCCTTATACTGTTTTATAAAATCTCTCGCTTCAGTGATAGAACCAAACTTATGTGGTTCTACACAATCTCCTTCTAGTGTACGCCACTCTGAATAATTTTTACTAGGCAAATACAGCGTAGGGTTGAAAGGAACCCTCACGCTGTAACGATTGCCATTCTCATAACCACGGACAAGCAGACGATTGCCTGCTTGCTCAACACTAGTGTAAAAATTCATTCAAGACATTCAATATAACGAGCAAGAAGTACCTTGCTTGGATTAGTCACAACAGTAATGTCAGAAGATCTAACATTAAACTCAGTCTCCGATGAGTGGGTTGCCCAAGGAGTTAGTTGACCTTCACAGTCTACCAGATAAGGTTTGATTAACCACACATCAGGGTCACCTGATAAAGTGTCCCCCTCAACTGGTTCCACTTGAGCAATGATCCACTCATTCGCTAGCTTCAGCAGGTTCGCTTTCAGTTCCATTTGGTGCCTCCTCTGGGAAGAAAATTTGTGCATCTGTTAATCCCACTTCACGAAGTCTACCCGCAAAATTGTCAACAATGTTATTGTCAGGGAAAACAACACTAATGATATGTTCTCCTCCAAGACGATGTTCTTCAATTGGAGAGAAAGGACACCAACGTGCATACGAGATGGGAATAGTACCTTCATCACTCTCTTCCCCAAGAGTCAATTTGTATGGATATAGCATACGATATCCAACAACTTTTTTATCTTCATCATCACTACGAACTTCGCCAAACATGCAAAGAATGTGATCTCCGTTTGCTAATGTAACAATACGAATACTGTGATTAGTTTTTAGTGGGGGAATTTTTTGCTCAGTCATAATACCTCTGGATTAATAGTTTCACCTTCTTTCTTTTCTTTAATTTTATTTTCATATGCGTTTTGCAATCCTGGTTCAGGAGTGCTAATTGTCATCACACTATCATATGGAATTTTAAATTGCCAATCTGGAGTGTAAGGATTCCACTTGCTAAACCTGACTTGGTATTCCATACCATGAGATTCAGTTAGATATTGAGGAGTACCATCATCAAGGTTTAAGATGTAAGGATCTTCCATCAAAAGACAAACACCTTTACGGTCTTCACCTTCTTCATCAAAGATTTCTTTCAACTCAGTAATGATTCGATCTCCCGTTTTTAATGTAACGATAGATACTGCCATAGCTATAAGAGTTTGATTTTATTATACCACCAAAAAAAGGAGGAGTCAACCTGTTTGTTGGCAGGTGCTCCTCGCGGCGACGATATGATTTATTTAGAAGTGTTTTTTACGTTGCTGTTTTTCTGGTAGTTCTTTTTTTAATGTGATTATCAATAGACCATTATTAAACTCTACGGTCTCGACTTCTACATCATCTGCCATCTGCCAGTTACGTGAAAACGTTCTATATGAAATTCCTTTATGTGCGTAATTTCTTTCTTTATCTGCTGGTGCTTTTTTAGCAGATACTGTTAAGACGTTTCGTTCCGTCTCTACATCTAGATCCCCTTCTGAAAATCCAGCAAGAGCGACCTCCAATATTGTTCTACCACCAGATCCATTAATGACATTGTAAGGAGGGTAGCTTGTTCCTGCTCCCGCAAGAGATTCAAGTCTGTGGAATGTTTCATCGAACCCGAGTGAAAATGGGGAAAGTTGTTGCCATGCATAATTGTTTACCATTGTCCTTAAATAAGCGACTGTTTACTGTGACCCGTTAGGCATCACAGTCTTATTTAACAATAAACATTTAAAGTTAAATAACGGTTTTCCTTATTAAAAGTATACGGTTTACTCGCCTTCTTGCTTCTTACGACCAATATTATATTTGGACTCAAGCGTCCATTCACCTTTCTCCTTAAAGGAGAGAACTTTAATTTGATTTAGAGGAGCTAAGTCAGCAATTTTTTCCTGACTTTCTGTAGAGATATTAACCAGTCCCCAATCAACTAAAAGTTGTACAATACGATTACGACGTTGCACATCATTCAATGAAAGATTAGTGTTCTTGCCATCAAGAGCAAACAACTCTTTGAAGTGTACGATGAAATATCTTCCTTGCTTATGAAGAATGTGGCAAGATTGATAAATCTTTTTTTCTTTTCTTGATGCAACACCAATCCTTGTTAGTGTTTCCCTTACCTTAAGAAAGTCATCTGGTTCACCAAGAACCACTTCGACCATATCAGTTTGCTTCCACTGAATTTCAATTTCACCGCTCATGTTTACCACCTTTACTCAATGCTTTTGTAATATGATCTAGTTGATCCTTGGTGAGAATTCTGAGTGCCTGTAGAGCTTTATCGTCATTATAACCATAATACTCTTTAACTAACTCAATATAATCAATAGAATCTTTACGTGCCCAAGGAGAGAAACGCTTCCTCGGTTTCACACTATTTAGCAAAAAGTCATACTGTAACTTCTTTGGTAGATGGGGATTCTTATTCAGTTCATTGACATAAAGAATAGTATCAGTAAAAGAAGACAGACATCTGTTAACGATATATGGAGGATACTTTCTCTCAGCATCTATATCGTCATCAAGAATATTCTTTTTGGATTGGTTGATTGAGTAGAGATAATCTTTCAGTTGGTACGTCATTCCAGTGTCTTATGTTTCCAGCAATAATAAAGAAGTTGGTAATTACCAACTGAGCAAAAATAATAGTTCTAATGATGCATACAATATCATCATATCTTCTAGTTGTACTATCATTGAATGATCCTAAAGCGTACTTCCAGATCTTCCAAAGTTCTTTCATTTAAAAAAGACAAGTAGTGATAAAGAAAAATATAGCAATAAATTTCAATGCTGTTTTTTCTTCTTCTACAGATTTAGTTTCTTGCAAAGCATTGTATAATTCTGCTTTGGTATTTTTCATTGTTAGTTTCATAATAAATTTATTTAAAAGTAGCAGTGACACCTATTACGGTAGCACCAGGATTACGAGCAAGAGCTACCTTACGTGCGTCTTGGTAATCACGAGCAATGACTTCTTCAGTGAAGACAGTGCCTGTTTTAAAAAGTTTGACTTCACACTTCATAATTAAAAAGGACTAGTTCCTTACGAGCTGCTTGATCTGTATTATAACTCCCCACACTCCTCATGGTGTAAGTGTGTGCAAATTCAGCAGCTGTCCACTCAGCGAAACGATCTCTGATTAGTTGTGATGAATTGTAAGACACAAGTTGTGGACCAACAAATCGGTCACACTTGACAGCAAAGTGGTCGTGATTAAATCCACTATGCATATTACCTCTCTTGCCATAGAGATTAGATCCAATCTCGTATGGTGGGTCTAAGTAAGTAAAAGCATTCTTACTATCAGTAAGAAGTTGTTCGTAGCTAACGTTAGTGATCTTCCATTTAGAAATCATTCCTGAATATTCAGGGAGTTTATCAATGCCTCGCATCGAGAAATTGCTATCTGACGCTTGCTTGCTGAAGGAACTGGACTCAGTGAGACCAGAGAAAGAGCACTTATTAACAATATAAAAACACACAGCAGCAGATAAGTCGGATGTTGAATCATCGTTTAGTTTCTCCTTAGCGTCTAGAAATAATAGTTTTGCTGATACTGGTT